CCTTTAAGGACTTGAGCCTTGATTGACGCTTGCCATTTAACCACGTTCGGAATGAGGCCTGTGAAATCGTCGTATCTCTTTTGCGCCTCGACCGCTGATAGTCCATATTCGATTCCGATCGATCTTGCTTCTCGGCCGTAGCCGATACCATAGAAGAACGCCTTCGTCCTGATTCGTTCCTCTTTACCCCATTGACCAGCTCCGTATAGCTGATCCGATAACTCGTTGAAGAAATCGTAACCGTCGTCTTGGCGGGAAAGGATCTCCCGCAGATACTCATCTTGAGCCAGGAATGCCATGACACGTGCTTCCGCCTGCTTGTAGTCAGCCTGGATCAGGACATTCTCAGGTCGTGATACAGCAAACTGCCGTCTAATCCCCTTATCACGAACAATGTTCTGGAGATTTGGATTTCGAGATGCCAACCGTCCTGATGTTGTACCATGGAGCATGTAAGTAGTGTAAATGCGTCCGCGGTAAAGCCGTTTTCGGATTCCAGCAACATATGTGCTGTAGAGCTTTTGCTGGCGTCGGTATCTGAGTAGAATCTCGACGAAATTTCTCTTGGCAGATCCTGGAGGCAATCTGGGGAGCAGCCCCGTGAGTGTGTCTTCATTCGTACTTGCAACCCTCACCCCTTGCGTCCCGAGGTATTCTTTCACTTGCTTTGGCGAGCGAGGATTGATGTGCATGATAGCACCATCGTCAAGATGTCCTGTGCTACCAAGAACGATCTCATCGATCTTTCCTTCGAGGTCGAACAGGCGTTCCTGATATTCGACTTCTAGTTGAGCCATGTACGTTCGGTCGATAGAGATTCCATTGAGTTCAAGATACATGAGCTGGTTGGAGGCTCGGACGAGAAAGTCGTGCACGTCTCGGAGTCCCTCACGGTGCAGATCTCCTGTGAACATTTCCCACAAAGCCCATGTACATGCCACATCGTAGGCATTGTACTTATACAGAATTGGTCGCGGGATGTCTGCATAATTTCCACGACGCGGCACGTAGACTTTAATTTCGTCATCGTATCGAGGCGCTCCTAGCTTCTCTACGGCTAGTACTTTGAGGCCATGGTTCCCCGGCCGTTCGTCGAGAACGTAAGAGGCGAGCATAGTGTCGAACCAGAGTTCGAGGCCTCCGAGTAATGGATAGAGGCCGGAAAGGTCGAACTTTCCATTGTGTGCAACAAGTCGGTGGGTACTGAGGAGAACCCGCAGTCCATCGACCACTCGCCGGTCTTGTAGAGCAGTCTCACCCAGTACCACAGCTCGTCCCCGCGCGTAAGCAATTCCCACGCAGAGCATAGCGTAGTTGTTCGGATGGTCGAAAGACCCGTCCTTATCGACTCCAACCTCAATGTCAACAACGAGAGGTCCTTCAAGAGCTTGAAGTTCTCCGATGACCTGGAGCGCCTGATCAGGATCGTCAAATGCTCGCCAGTTAGGTTCAGACCAAGGTTCATAGTTTTCTCCTTTCAGTTTCCCGATGTCGGAAACTAGCGCTGGAAACGCATCTGCATTTCTGAGACAGTATGCTGGGTGCCATGTCGACACCACGCGGATATCAGCTTCTGACCGTAGCGACTGAAGTCCACGTGTTGCACGGCGAGGCGGTCCAACTCTGAGCGTAGTGATTGTCCCTGGATCGTCCACAAGACTCGTTGCTGCCGTCCCACCAACTGCAATGATATCGTCGACCTCTCCATCAGCAAGCTCGTTGAGTAGACGTGGTCGACATGCATTAACCGCAGACTTAGGAGGAGTTGCATTGTTCTCAGGACGACACAAACAAACATTGGTCAACATCACCTCGTTACGCTTGATGCCGTGATGCTTAAGTACTTGGTCAAGTAGCTTTCCACTTGGACCGGAGAAAGGTTGGCCATACGTTGCTTCATAGAATCCGGGCGCTTCGCCAACAATAGCTATGCGCCTTCCCACTTGCGGCCCCTGTGGGTGCTTTGTAGGAGCAAAGGGCGCGTCTGCCAGTGGGCAATGGGTGCAGTCAGCTCCCAGACTCTCCGCTTTCATTCCTGGCCGCCCATTCCTTGAAGGTGATGATGTTCAGATGCAGCAGAGTTGGATTCGTCCACAACGTTGTTTCGAAGTAGTCAGGCCGACGAGGGTGATGTGCTATACTGTGTGAAAGCTGCGCATCTACTTCAGCTGCCTTGAATGGTTGTGCAGAGTCCATCGATCTGATTTCAGGAGGAAAGTCTACTACCTTCATCTCGGTTGGGAAGGCGCTGCTTAGTCCTAGCAGGTGAATAGCGAAGCGGTCGGGATAAGTCTCTGTGATCAAGTTAGCAATATCTGCCCGAATGGTATCGCTGTCAGTCGTGATAAGCACCTTTGGAATACCAATTGCGTCGATGCCTAGCGCTTCGTACTCGTCGAGCATTACTCCAAGTTCTTGAGGAGTATTACCTTGGAGTACACCCATGATCTTCGGACGATTACCATCCAAAGTATTCATGAACGCTTTGGTCAGATCGAGTGTCTGCTCAGCATCACTCATTACATCAGGAGCAACAACTTCCTGTGCACCGATCATCTTCGCGTACATCATCAGCGTCTCGTTATCAACGAGTTGACCTTCAGCGCAGCCATTGTCGAGAATGATGTAGTCACCGCGCCAACGAGCATTTCGAAGATAGCTGGAGTAGGCCAAGTTGCTTCTGGTAGCTTCTAACGGCAGCGCGAGGTGAATATCACTCGACAAAGCGTGTGACTCGTAACCTCGAGATGGAATTAGTGCCGCTTTCATGCCTGACCTTTCTGGAGTTTAGTTGTGTCTCGAGTGCTCATGAAGCCGTCAGCACCAAGCACACCAGTATCTGTTCCCTGTTGGATGATCGCTTCTTGTAGCATGCGAAGCTTGATGTAGGTGAACCGAGCATAGTTGGCAAGGTCAACAATCTCGTCAAGAGCCTCTTCGAGAGTATCGACCATCAAGAACTTGCCTGGTCCATACTTCTCAGCGCCTAGCTGGTGACGATTCTCACAGGAGGCATCGAACTCGTCCGAGTAGGCAGTGAGCTGCTCAGCGATCTGTTGAGCAACATTATCTTCTTGGTCCTGCTGTATGGCTACGAGCGTTGGGTCATTCACGAATGTCCTCCGTTGATCCTTGACAGAAATTCTGCCTTGGCTGTACGCTCGTGGTCAGCAAAACGTCCACGCATAGCTGCAGTATACGTCTTCGTACCAGGAGCTTTAACGCCTCGGATCGTCATACACATATGCTCAGCTTCAAGGACAACGGCGACACCGAGAGGCTTCAAGTTCTTTTCGAGGTAGTCAGCTACCTCTTTGGTCAGCCGTTCTTGGATCTGAAGAGCATGTGCGAAGTGTTGTACAACTCGGGCGAACTTGCTCAAGCCTGCGACGAGTTGGTCTGGGATGTATCCGATATGAGCAACACCGATGAATGGAACGACATGATGATTACAGAGCGACACAAAGGGAATGTCTCGCTCGATGATCATTTCGTCCATGCCATCGTTATTGAACGTTTTCCACTTGATGTCAGGAGGCGTTGTCATCTCACGGAGCATGGCAGCGAACCTTTTGGGGGTCTCCTTACCATGTTCATCCATTTGTAGACCGGCAGAAGTGCGAAGAAGAACTTCTGCAGCCTCTTCAGCTTCGTTGTTGTTGGCGAACACGTCCTGGAAGGTCATACCCTTCGCCACCCCTTGATTGCGCAGGAAGTCCGCAACCTCTTGACCGCTAGTTAGCATTAGGCGCATCGTAGTTCTTCCGGTCGACGAGCATACGCACCTTCGAGCCGTCTGGCTTCGTCTGCACGATCATGACAAGCGTCTGTAGCGAAGGTGCACCAGTACGAACTCCTGAAGGAATACGACTGTGACGAACGCCACTACGTTGAGTGATGTTGACCTTGTTGCGTCGAGCCTGTCGACGGTTCCAGACAACCTTTGGCTTGTCGAGGTCTTCCTCTTCGACCTCTTGTCCGAGCTTGACTTGCCGTTGTTGCCTTGCTTTCCCTTTACGATCTGCTAGGGCCTTCATCGAGGCCCAATCACTAAATTCCATATTACTCTCCGATCTGGCAGCCAGCCCCGTTGGTACGTGTCTCGCAGACGTTGACGAGCACGTGGTGTACACTCTTCATGTTGCCATAGGTCAGATCGGCCCAGTCAGCGATTTCGATCGCGATGTTCTCAGTAGTCGGATCCCCAACGTGAACAACCAGGCCTGGTAATAGAACAGGACCTTCAACGATAGGTGCTGCACCTTCAGGCTTGTCTTGATACCACATGACATTCGTAGCCCACTCGTCGTTCATGTTCAGATGCAGTTTGTGGTCCCAGCAGCTGTCGATGTAGTTGCGGAACTCCTTCTTGACTGTCCCGAAGTCTAGGCCAGCGAGGATTCCGTTCTCGTCGACAGCGCCGAAGATGGTCAACTCGATTGTGAGTGAGTGACCATGGATGTTCTGACACTTACCAGGTAGCAACGAGAGACGATGTGCGATCTCCGCGTTGTGAATGACAGTAATACTACTGATTGCTCTCTTCATCGTCAGTAGCCTCCTCGGTCGGCGAAGCGGATCGTACAGGAGCACCGTCGACGACAGTGAGTTCGTCTGCATCGGGTATCACCTTCTTGGTGACGACCTTTGTAGTGATCATGTGCACATCTTCGTCCACAATGTGACCTGACTTGATCCCTTCTTGGGTGTATACCATAAGGAATCCACTCTCGACTTTCCAGCCACCGAAAGTGTGGTACGATCCGCAGGGATCAGCCAGACCGTTCCAGAACTCGACGAGGTACTCGATTGGACCTTCCAGGTCCTCTTCCGGCTTGCCGTACATATCAACTATGGTCTTGTCAGACATCAGTTGTTCAGCTCCTTCATGGCCGCAGCCATCTTCTCTTCTTCGGCAGTACGTTGTGCTACGACAACCTTCCAGTACTCGTCGTCGTCGTAGACGGTTTCATCTTCGATGGTATAGCCGTACACAGTTGTGTACTGTGTCAGAGCTTCACCGATAGCTTCCAATCGCTCGATACACGTCCCACACCTCCCACAGTGGTTTTCACCGCCTTTGTAGCATGACCAGGTCATATGGAGAGGAACACCGAGTTCCAGTGCACGGAAGGCAATGTCAGCCTTAGTCTTCTCGAGGAAAGGAGTCTCGATTGGACGGGCGTAGGTAGCGTACGTCCTACCATCGACTTCAAGTACCTCATCAAGATCGCCGGCGACGAAGCTGTGGAAGCCTTGATTGCCTTGAAGCATTGCCGTACCCATCGTGAAGATGAAGTCAGGCCGGCAGTCAGGGTAGATGAAGTGATCTCCGCCGTGAACTCCCAAGCCGACTGTCTTCGCCTTACGGTTGACTGCGATGCCACATGCGATGGCGATCATGATCATGTTGCGGTTCGGAACGACCGTCGCCGACATGGTATCCTCGGCGTAGTGACCCTCAGGTACATCGATGATGTCGTTACCTTCAGCATGCTTGTGGTCTGAGGTGAGTGCCGAGTTCGAGATGAGGTGCGTCAGATTTGTCAGGTCGACAACATCGTGTCGCCAGTCCTGCTCTGCACACAACATACGGGCGAACTTCAGTTCCTTCTTGTGACGCTGACCGTAGTCGAACGAGACCACATCAACCTGGTAGCCCATCGAGTCGAGCTCGCACGCCATGGTGACGCTATCAAGACCACCACTGACGACGGCAATTGCTTTACCCTTGTTCACGCCTTCATCCTTCCGAGCGCTTCGTATATGTTTGTCTTACCCATTCGAACTGAGGAGATCAGTCCACGTTGCTCGAGCGTACCGAAGATAACGTCTGCCCGTCTCGCATCGAGGTGATACCATTGCATTAGCCTGGATCGTGCGATGCCTGGATGCTTTTGGATGCTTGCGTAGATGCGTTGCAGTTCAATTTCGCCAGCTGTACGTCCTACACCATTAATGATCTCAATCGCGTAGTCTCGCCAGTTGGTAGCATACTTCAATGCAATCAGAAGGTCTTCTACCTCGACACGAATCCGCGGAGTCTCCGGCATCCTCGATGCAGCCAGAAGAACAGCTGCCTTGAGTACTGACTTTGCTAGACGGTCATATACAGGTGTCATGATGTCAGGTTGATCCGACTGAACGCCTGCATACAACAACGTCGACTCTAGGATATTGTATCTACTCCATGCATCTTCTGTTAGATACGCTTCGTGCTTTTCAGTTTGAATTCCGATTAGAGCACCTTTGAGTAGAACCTTTTGTGTTTGTACGTATCTTTCTCGAAGGGTAGTTAGCTCTTCGACCAGCTTAGTTCTGTCCTCCAAGTTTTGTGTTGAAGGTGGTCCGAGAGGTTTGAGCTTGCTCACATCCGACTCAGCGGTAATGAATAGGAATCGTGGCACAAAGCCTGACGAGATATGATCCAGCGTCAGAAGTGCTTGGACTCTGTTCTTAATACCTCCTGCGAACATCAACAAGCAAGGTTCTCTCACTGTGATAGTCTCACGTTTTAGTACACGCTTCATTGTCTTACCGTCGTACAGTTTAGTTAACGTTTCAGCCATACCTGCATAGTAGTCCTTCTTGACCATCGATTCGAGTAGGCCAGAGAATTCGTCACGTAGGAACACACTAGGCTGTCCTGGACGTGCCTCCATAGCTTGAAGGAGACCTTCCAAGCTTCCATCTGTTGCGAGTAGAATGTTAGGGTCTACTTCATCTACCAGCTCCATTGCTACGTCCATAGCAGTTGATTTACGTGTCAAGGTTGTGTCTGCCAAAATCATGAACCACAAGTTCGGCATGATAACACCGAAGGAAGTTGGGAGTCGAATTGATCCTGAAAGGATAGAGCTAAGACTCATGAAGGCTGCTGCTTGGTGGTACTGTTTCGCTGCGTCGCCAAGACTTGATGCCCAGCTGATGTAGCGTTCGACGTACGTTTCAATGCCTTCGATGGATTGGAGTTCACTGTCACTGATAAGGCTTTGCTGTACGACAGTTTCTGGAACGAAGATGTTCAGCTTTTCAACAGTAGTTTCGTGACCCCTACATACTTCTTCCCAGAGCAATCGAGGGTTCTTGCCGTCTCGTTTGTACTTGTTACAAGCTGATGCTGCAGCGATCACGAATACTTCTTCGCGGCTCATACCAGCTTCGAAGCACAACATGATTAGCTGCCACAGTATTTTACTCCAGCCTCCATCTCCTGGTGTGCTAGAAGGCTCGACACTAAAGATGCTGAACACTATTGGGTTGATCGACTTGCGATACCTTTGAAGCATGTCGAGAGGGTCTTCTGTCGGAAGTACATCCGGCATTGGACTTGCTTCGGCTCTTGTCTTGTTGCGTCTTGATTCGACGTACTCAGAGAAGTCTTTAGGGTCGTAACGACTTCGATCTGACGATCTGATAGCTACAATAGGCAGTTCTAGATACTTGAAGTTGACCGTATAGGGAATGCGCATTAACTGCGTCAAGTCCCAGCCGCTGCTGTCAGCTCCGTCCGGCACGTGATGATACGCGATTGCACGGCATAACGCTTCAGCTTCTTCAGGCTCGGCTGCTATATCTAAAATCCAATACGCTTGCCACCTATCCGGCGATGATTCAACCGTGATGGTAGGTCTCACAAGCATAAGTTCAGGTGAACAAGTATCAAGATCAGCCCAGAGGACACCACACTCTTTGACGTTGTCTTTAGTTCTAGTACTCTTTTGTCCCAGTGCAATCCTATTGGTCTTTAGCAGTTGAGGACAAAAGTAAGCACTTCCGGTTGTCTTGTATTTTAGGACATTATGAACTAGATTCGGAAGTTCTTCTGGGTACTTAAAGTTGTATTCGTTCCATGTCTTTAGCGAGCGATACGCTACGTTGACATACCCTTCACCATGAACACCAAAAATCATTCTGAAGAACATGTCAAGCTTGATGTAGTCTGGATCATTCGGTAAGGTCATAGTCACCTCCAATCCAGGTATAGGAACGCCCAGCTCAGTCCATGCAGACGAGGGCACTTGTGGCTGAGCTGGGCGTTCGTCTAATAGCGGTGCGAGTGTTACGAGAGGAGTGACGACTGCGAGCTAGCCGGCTTCTGGCCGCCGCCCTTCGCACCAGGAGCCGTAACGTTCCACTGCGACTCCGAGAAGAACGACTTCGGCTCGAACTTCGGAGCGTACTTGTCGCCGGTCTGCTTATTGGTCTGCTCGCCGACGTATATACCCTTGATCATGAGCGTCTTGCCGACGAACCAGTCGGCTTCCGGGATCTCGAACTCGCCCGGTGTGACATTCATGCCGAGGGCCTTCAACAGGTGGACGATGGTGAACAGTGCCGGAGAGAACAGCATTGCGTTCGCCCAGCACTTCCGGTCCACGAACGTCCCGCCGCGCTTGTCTGCGACCACGTTGAAGCGCAGCTTGTAGTACGGCTTGCCGGGGTTCTTGCTGTTTGGCCCGCACTCCGCGAGCTCGCACTCGTCGATCACAACGAGGTAGCCGCCCGACGGTAGAGGCTCGATGTCCCTTGATTCACTGTTGGCTTCATCGTCACTGAAGTTGACGTAGATACCTGACACTTTTTGTTGCTCCTTCAGCTTGTGAGGATACTTGGGTCGATGTCGTCGTTTGTTGCATTGATCATTGGTGCTTTCGTCTGCCTGATGATGTAGTCGTACAACACTTCCATCGTCGGGTCGACTACTACCGGCGGAAGCTTACCTGAACGATCTTTTGCAATCGTCGATTCGGTTGCAGCCGATTGGAGCAGCCGCCGTTGTTCGCCGTCAATCTCCTTCATGTTGTAGTACAGCACGATGTCCAGGAAGGCTGCAACTTCCCCTGCCATCTTGCCACTGAGGGATGGAAGCTTAATCGGTCGTCCCATACGGTCTTTGTCCTCACGTTCGAGGGCAGTGAAGATCACGTTGATGGGAAGATCTCGGAAGGCTCGAACGAAGCGACGAATCTGTTCCAAGTTCTTACCCCACTCACGTAGGGAAGGAACATCCATATCACGTTCATCGGCCTTCTCCAGAAGCTGGATCATGATCTGGTCCATGTTGAACTTCTGGATCTCAGTCAGACTGTCCAGGATGACCGTCGAGAACCCGTGGCCGCCAGCGTACAGCTCGTCATAGATCGCCTGGACATCCTTCCACGTCTTGACTCGAGCCACGTCGATCTGCGGGAAGTCCTTGCGAAGGGTAAGCGTTCCACCCTCCACGTCGATGTACAGGACACGCTTCATCTCAGGTACAGCGTACGAAGACCCTGCAAGCCAGGTCTTTCCAACACCTGAGCGCCCGTAGAGGAGCATGTTAAAGTTAGGTTCGATCTCATGTACCTGCTCGAGTCGAATACCTCCGACCGATCTAGGCGTGAGACCTGTTACCCTAGCAATTGTTGCTGCTGTCATTTCGTCCTCATCGTTTCGGACTAGGTTTGTGACCGTTTGGTTGACCTGGACAGAGTCTTCCGTTGTCTTTAGTTGTTAGCCAACGTTTGTCTGAATACACCCATCGAACTTCTTCGCCACAGTTTCTGCAGATGCCATAGGCTTTGCCAGGAGCATTTTCGTTCATACGCCACCCTTTGAATCTGTGTTGGAAGGTGTAAGCTCCCAATACCGATGGGGCCTGTACTCGAATTGCGACTCGAGAAGATACTTATAGTCCTCATCTCGATTCATTCCAATACATGGCTGACGGTAGGCACAGAACGTACAAGCGAATCTGCCTGGCGAAGGGTATACCCGAAGATTCGGGTCGATCATATCCATCGCTTCCTGGTAAATATTGTGACCAGCATTCCTGAGCTCGGCAGCCGAACGGTGTACTTGCTTACGCGACCAGAACTTAGGACCTTCTGTGCGAAGCCAGTCAAGGAAATCATCGTACGCACCAGAGGCAAGCCCGCTCGGATCTCCCTCACGTATCGTTTCAAGGTAAAGGTCGTACGATGTATTCTGCATTCTGTTGACTGAGAACCAACAGCCTTTACGCTGCGTCTTATTCGGCTCTGGCTCAACTGGATATGCCTTTTTGATCTCGTGGTACACAAAGCCGGCAACGTCTATTCCCAGAACCCACAGGGCCCAAACGTAACTGGTGATCTGGTCATCAAGCAGGATGAATTCGTCAGGAGCTTCTTGCTCTTCCTGTCCTGACAAACGTGCCGCTGTTTTCCAGTCGAAGATCCAGTAACGTCCGTTTTCGTCTTGTGCCAGCATGTCGATGCGACCACCGTAAGTAACCGGTAAGCCTTGCCAGCAGTACGCTCGGTAGCTTTGGTCATCAGTGTACTTGTGACCATTGGCTACATCGTAGTGCTTTCCATCGTAACACTGCTGCATTTCGGTATTGCCTGCGCCCGAGTTGGCCCATAGGGCCCAGCAGTTGTCGCACTTGCACCAGATGTTGTTGCCTTCCGGATCGAGAATAGGTACTTCGAACTCGATCTCAGTTCTGACTGGACGGAATCCAACATCTACCTTAGGCGAAACATTCCTAATATGATAGCGAAGCATTCCAGTACCGAGCTCAACACGCTCTTTGAAGTCAGCTTCGACCTCAGGATCGATCTGACCTTCCTTGGCCTGAATGTAGCTGGCCTTCTGCTCGTTACACACGTTGGCAAACGACAGAATGGCAAGAGTTTCCCGCGTCTCGGGATCTTTATCCCAAGTCGCAGGTTCATACCATGCTTCCATCGCCTTATGAAATGCCGTGCCAAACTCGAGGGGCTTCGCGGTAGTCGTTGGGTAGAGGCGGTCGTTGAACAACCAACTCCAACGTCGGCGGCATCCTCGGAAGCTGCGGCGTTCACTTGTGTGGATTGAGTGAGTTAATTTATTTTGAATGTAGTCGTCAACTGTTAACAAGTTTTCCTCCCTATCTTAATTATACACTGGGATACATATCTGACCTCAAGGGACCTCTAAAGCATTTATCTCTATTTCAAGACAGACACTTTAGAGGCGCCTTCAAGCTAGATCTGTTGGCACTTCATGTCAGAATGTTACGGATTGAGAGGTGCTCCGCTCAGATCGACGTTGCCACTGTAGAAGTTACCAGCACCTGAACCTGAAGGGATACCTAGCCACCCTCCTGATCCTCGTCCGACGTGGTTGTTGGTGATACGATGGTTCCTACCGCAGGCAAAGATGGCGAAGCTACCACCACCTTGACTGTCGATCAAGTTGTCATCGAGTACGACTCCGTCTGGAGTTCCAAAGTCGCAGTAGAACGCAACGCCCATATTCGTGTCAGCATCGTTGATGATCCGATTGTGTCGAATCACCGTACCCGAGCACGAAGCGTTGCACTGGAAGTCGTCGACGTGACTTGTGCCGACGATGTTTGCCATGTCATGAATCCAGCTATTCGTCAGCGTGACATGCTCACCCTGTACGCAGTCGGCACAGTGGTGGAAGTCGGCCTTGTCGATCACGACCCACGCTGCTTCAGGGGCGAAGACAGCATACTGAACACTTGTAGTCGTCAGACCGTTTCCGAAGAACTCGACGCGGTCGAACGTAGCCGAACCACCCACGCGCACGATAGCAAGGAAGCCGTCCTTCCAGCCTGAGTGGGCTCGAACGTTCCTCACGGTCACGTTGTTCGCATCGATGTCGATACCACAGTCACCGATATCAACGTTCTGCAGGATAGCGTTGTCAGTAGTAAGTTTGACTGCACCGCTCGAAGGACACGCCATGTTGGTCAACGTAACATCTGGACCGGTATTGGTGGCGTCAGGCCATGTCTCGTTTGGAGGAGGTGACGTCGGAGTAGGAGAGGGTGTTGTAGTAGGCGTAGGTGAGGGCGATGTCTGTGTCGGAGTAGGGCTTGAGGTAGGTGTCGCTGACGCCGTAGCCGTGGGCGTGCTCGTCGAAGTAGGAGACGACGTCGCTGTCAAAGCATTGATTATTGCTGTCTGGTCCGTTACGCATTGCTGTGCCCTCGTTCTTTGTGCACTGGATGTTGCTTTCGTAACGAGCAGCTGGCAGTTAGCCTTTTGAGCCTGTGCCAACTCCAATGAGGAGATCTGGGATTCAGCAGTAGCAGATCCAGCAGTAGTTACCCACATTGTGGAAAACACCGCCAAGCCTACTATCCCTGCCCAAACCTTTGCTCTTAATTCCTTTGCTGCGTGCTTTCCTCTTTTTTCCACTTCACACTCCTACTAGAATTTCAGCAAATACTAAATAGTATTCGCCGTTACCCTCCTGCGGCCTGTGGGTGTCTTTAGAAGTTACACGGGCATAGAAGATTAGGAGTTTCTTGGTTCACGAATTGATACGATTACGGGTCGTTTGCCGTGATCTTCGTTTGGTTTGAGTAGGTTCTTCGGTCCCTGCCACACGCTCCTACGTGGCCGGCCGCAGACTTTGTGGACGAACCAACCCCACTTCGAGCCGAAGACGCTCTTCTCGCCGGAGTCAGTGCAGTCACAGAACAAGGTAGGCTTCTTGTACATACCTACCGCGTGAATAGTTGTATTGTCAGCTTCGAGCGTAGATGCGAACGCTTCAGCATCCTCGTCACGATCGAATTCCAATAGAAGATACTTAGCCATCAT